CGCCAAGTCCCAAGCTGTATAGTATTTTAATCTATCGTATTCGATTTCCTCAGGTTCAAAATACCTTATCATATCTCTAGCAAAATAATCGCCCTCATCCGAAACTGGATTTTGTTGATAAAGCGCTGACCAGTCTCGTGGTCCTATAGCTTTTCTTATTTGTTCAAGAGCGTCGACCGCGTACCGTTCAGGGTGAAGCGCGTCTCCTTCTGCTCGATAGTCTTCATCTTCTTCTGCAATTGCAGGATACTTAACAACTTCCCATTGGTCTGCGCCTTCTTCAGCAAAACGTAATAACCTGCCTGCTAAATCGTCATCATGCCATCTAGTTAAAATTACAAGTACACCGCCCCCTGGAGACAAACGTGTATAAGCAGTTGAAGTGTACCAATCCCAAATCAAATCACGGTTATGGTCTGACTCTGCGTCCTCTCTGTTTTTTACAGGGTCATCTATTAACAAAACATTCGCACCTTTACCTGTAATACCACCCCCGACCCCCGCGGATACATAACCACCACCATTTGTAGTATTCCATGATTCAACTGACTGTGAATCTTTATCTAGTCTAGTTTTATCAAAAATATTTTTATATAATGGTTCTCGTAGTAACTGACGCACTTTTCTCGAAAAACTCATAGCTAAACTTCCTGAATAGGAACAACTAATAAATTCGTGATTAGGGTGTCGTCCTAAATGCCAAGCAGGGAAAGCAATACTGGCAAGAGTGGATTTACCGTGACGAGGTGGCATAAAGAGCATTAATCTTGGTGACTCTTTATTTTCTACCTGTTTACTAAAATTTTCTAATCTTTGACAGATATCTTTATGAACCCACCCCGCGTGGTACTCAGGGTTAGTTCGTTCAACAAATGGTAAAAGAAATTTTCGACATAATACGCGTTTTGCTAATTCTTGTTCCGCTTTTTTTTGTGCGGTTTTCTTCTTTTTTACTTCTGGACTTTGACCCTCAGGAACCTGGGGTGAGACCACTTGCTCCGCTTCGTCAGCCCGACAGTAGACGCATATCCCTTCTTTAAGAATTAAGGTTTCAGAATAACGGCCGTGGCACTTAGTACATTCGACTTGTTTAACTTCCATTCGGTTTCAAATAGTTAGAACTAGCCCCCGCTAATTGTAAGAGTTCAGCGTCAGACATTTTTTCCATTTGTTCTACTTTCTCAACATTGATATTTATTTGAGTTGCATTGTCAGGCATAAATAGACCGTGGAGCTTGCATAACGAATCGACGACATTTTTTTCTTCAGTCGCATTCGCAGATTTTCTATGAGCTTCGAGATACATATTAGTAGCAGTTTGTTTATCGAACTTAACTTCTTCTACTAACTGACCTCTAAGATAAGTTAGAGCCTGTTGCATTTTTGGTTTTTTGAACAAGTTATAAACATGGTCCATATCTCCGTAACCTGCTGCACGGCCCGCGGCCGCTTTGGTCATTCCTCTAAGATGAAATAAAAGTAATCTTTCTTCCTGTACAGACAGCTCGCCCAGGTGCACGCCCGCGTACGGAAAATGAGATTGTAATTCAACTCTATCTTCTTCAGTTACAGTCTTGATTTCTTCTTTTTCTTTTAATAAGGCCATATTTGTGAATTATATTAAAATTTCTCCTTAGTTGTCACTATATTCTTGCACCACCAGTAAAACTCATCCCCACTCAATGTTTGTTTCATAAGGTTAACTCGCAAGCAAACAAGTTGTACATTCGACCGTGAATAGGGACCGTTGGGCGTGACTCGGTCAATACTGATATTTAAATTATGGGCTCCACCACCTTTTTTCCAGGTCATAAAAATATTAGACTCAGCACACTTACCTTCTTGCTCGTCCCAAAGCTCGTATAAATCATCAAGCTCTAACTCCCAAACTACGCCTTGTTTTTTACGTGCAGATTTTGCTTGAGTGAACAAACTTCGCATGTAAGATTTTGGGTCATTGCTTCGCGCTCGGTTACGTTTTTCTTGGTAACAAGTTTTACAAATATTCCTACGATACTTATTACCGTTTCGCATTGTTTGTATTTCAAACCTTGTTTCATTCAAGGATTGTTTACAACGGTCGCATGTTTTCTTGGGCATTTTTTTTGCAAAAATTTTTTTTGAATTTATTTATCATACATCATTTAGCCATTTTCTATAGTAGTATTATATAGCTACCCCCTTCCCCTTTTCAGATTTATGAACCTTGTTTTGTGTTTTTGGCCTTTGGAACCTTGTTTGATTTTAGTACTATCATATGTATCATGCCTTCGGCATGGTCGCGTCGCGCGCTTCGCGGTCGGACGCGGTTTATTTATTCGTAGCTAGCGCTACGCTGATGGCCTAGCTCGCCAAATTAAATTGGCTCGCTAGCGCTCCTTCCGTCGCTCTTATTCTTTATTCGTAGCTAACGCTACGTCCGTGGGTAGCTCGCCAAATGAAATTGGCTCGCTAAGCTCCTTCCGTCGCTCTCATTATTTTTCGTAGCTTCGCTACGCTTACTCTTTATTCGCGCACGCGCGTATTCCGTTTCTCGCGAAACGGTATTGGCACCTGTGTGTATCTTGGTTGTAGATGAATCATTAGGACGCATCGCCAGATACATTATTTGTTATAGGAGAAATTATGGCAGATAAGAAAAATTCGTTTACGCTCCAGCAAGGAGAAACATTTGTTTTCGCTGTGAAGACAAAGGATAGCTTTAATAATGGCTTAAATAAAGACCATACTTGGTTAAATAGTGGCATAGCTACTATGTCGTTTACCAAAGATGGTAAGCCTCAACTGATTGTTAATCAGGCATTCGCACCAAGAATGAGACCTGATAAAGCAGATGAGTCGCTCATTAAACCTGAGCCATTATTTCTTTTCCCATTAGAAGAGAGAGTAGTTAACAACGGAGAGGCAAATGAGAAAAGCAAAACAGCTTGAACTTCCTCTTCAAACTAAAGAAACTGTCTTAGGCGTTACGCGTAAGGCAGTATCTTTAACTACCAAAACAGCTTCTTTGGTATTAGATGGCATTGGCGCGCTCTTAGCCGCAGGTCATAACGCAGTAGATATAGCTAAACAAGGCTATGAAATCAGGAGAAAGAAATAGTTCTCCGTTACATTGGGTAGGCTGAAAGGTCTACCCATCTCATTATGGATACTTTACCAGAGTTTGTTCTAATAATTATTGAACAAGCATTTTTAGAGTTAGAGATTGAGGAGTTAAACAATGAAACACATTGAAGATTTAACCAAAGAAGACTTAGGTTTCTTTCATGTTTGTTTAAGCTGTCTTCATATCCAAAGCCCACAATGGTCAGAATATATTGATAGACAATATAATGATGGCGACGTTGATTGGGAGTTCATAAATTGTGAACAATGTAATAAATGTAATTTAAGGAAAGTAACATGTTAGAATTTACAATAGCTTTCATCTTATACGCTATCATTCGTATAGCACTTTTAGTCTATTATTCAAATAGATTTCTTAAAATAGTTAAAGGGAACGATTTACTTCCATTTTAATTATTTTCTTTAGGATATCAGGTGTCTTGCTATAAGACGCAGCATTGGGCACTTGGTATCCTTCTCTTTTTAACTACTATCATGAAGTTTTCCCTTCGGGAAAGTCCTTTAAGTAAAGGGAAAGGGGGTGGCTAGTAATACTAGATGATATGCGACTCGGTCAGAAAAAGCGTTACAGTTGTTACAGGTGATATGCAGCTGTTGTAACACACAACTGTAACATGCTAATCGACAGAGAATAAGAGCCATTGAGATATGCTAGCGATAAAGAAGTTACAAAGTTACAGATATAAAAGTCCTGGTTGTATATAGTGACCGTTGACCGTGGACCTTTTTTCTTTAACATAGAACAACTGTAACATGTAACACTTTCCCCCCGCCCCGCATTCTGTATGGGCATTCGGCTGTTACACATTAAAATTTTTAGCTGTAACAACTGTAACATGATATTAGGACACTAGGCTCAGGCACGCCCTCGCGGGCGCGTATTGGCACTAGCTTGCGTGTGTTGTAGGTTCAGCACGCGTGTATTTAATTTTCTTATAAGGAGAATATTATGGCGAGAGCTAAAAAATCGTCTGCAGCAAAAGCAGACCACTTCGACCCAAGCGAAGTTCAACAAGTTGTTGACATGGCTAATGGAGAGACTGGAGAACTACTACCTCCAGCTAAGACTCCAGAGTCCGCTTGGATACCTGATACTAATGGTGACCCATTAGGTTCTGAAGATAGAGCGAAAGCAGAAGCAGTGCAGTTACCTGCTTACTTCTTCCAAAGATTCGCTCTTGATACTGACGGTAATGCAACTTTTCAGCCGCGTAGAATTGACGAGATGATAAG